GATTGAGTAGCTCAGGGAATAGATTATCCTGCCCAAATGGAATATATCCATTAGTCTGATTCCTACCATTTACATAGGGTAGAGTTAGATTTGCACCTCCTACTTTAAGGAATGGAGTAGAGAATGATTGATATCCCTCTACTATTTCATGCTTTACTGTTTTAAAAAAATCTTTTAATGCCATAATTACTCATAAATTGATGATACTATTGGTCCTGATACTACCATCCTGCCCTCTTCAATCACTACTCCTGTAGAGTTAGCAATAGTTGGAGGTGTGGTACTTGACTCATAGATGCTATATGTATACTGTCCTTTAATTAGTTCCAAATCTACAGGCTCATCTAGCTCAAACTGATTGAATCTTTCAGGATAAGCTGATAGATCAGCAGTGTAGAATGTAATAGGTGCAGACAGCTTGTCCATTTCATTCTGAAAAACAAATAAATAATAAGGAGTAGGCAGTGTACTTACCTCAGTGAGAGTAAGGATAATCTGATTGACCTCATCTTTTTTAATGTATATCATATAACTATATTATACTAAGGTCAAAAAATGTTTAAAAAAAAAGCCCTAGTATTACTAGAGCTTTAATTATTAGGGTGTTAAGATTATGCTTGAGTAGGATCTGGGAACTCAGCTTGACCTTCAATCTGATTTGCAGTTACCTCATAAGCCAAGTGATCAGCTTCAGCTAAAAGCGTAATAGAATATTTACTTCCATCTTGACGGGCTGTACCTGAGCCTTCTCCTGTTGCAGTAAGTTGTACATTCTCAAAGTACCAATACTTACCATTTGCATCTAATACAAATACTGCTAAGTACTGCTGTCCTGATCCAAGTACATGGATAGCTTCTGACTTATCCTTATCTCTACGGTTAAACATTAGAGTAATAGTCTGAGTAACTAATGTAGATCCATTTAATAAATCTTGAGCAGTATCCTCAGTATAATTACCTGTATTTCTATTGATTGCATAGACATTAGCATTAGCTGTTAATGTCAATGTAGATACTGTCCAAGCTCCTCCTGATACTGTAGCAGCAGTTACATTTTCTTGTTGGCAGATCCATACTGTTCTTATTCCTCCCGTGTTTGAATCACACGGCTTCTCGATTGAAATTAATGCTTCACAGCTCATTGTATATGTTTTAAGTAAAGGGAGCTTTCACTCCCTTAGATTTATAAATTAGTTAATTAAGATGCAGAGTTGTAGAATACAATCTCATTACCATTAACATGAGTAAATCCTACTTTCATATTAGCACGAGTTCTGATTACAGGCTCAGCAATAGTATCAGCTAAATTTACAGCTCGTAATGCTTTACCATCTCCCTCTGCATCAAAAGCATAGATTAAATTATCTTTCAATGTAGCTACGATTGTAGAGTCAGTACCCATTCCACCACACAATACCATCTTAATTCCCAAGTAAGAAAAATCTAATGCTTGAGTCAAGTTAGCTTGAGTGTTTGATGCAGCAACAGCAGCACGATAAGATGTAGCTACAGGTGCAGATACATAAATTCTCAAGTTCTCTTGATTAGAGATTACAGTAGGAGGGATAGCAGCATATACTAGAGCTAATTTAGCAAGTACATTAGATGGAGTGATAGCTACAGGAGATGTAATATCAATTACATTAGCTGAATCAGCTACTAAAGACTTCTTATATCCATCACATAGATTTAATACAGCAGATGCATCATCAGTATCACCTCTCCATCGTAACTTCTCAATGTTCTCAGCAATAGTCTTTGACATCTCATTCCAATAGTAATCCATAAAAGATGCAACAGTGAAATCACCATTAGATCCTTTAGTCATTTGTAATGATACAAAAGACTGCTCTAGGTCAAATTGACAAATTTGAGCCATTGCAGATAGAGAACATACATCAATCTCTACAGATGCAAGGTCATCAGTTGATGCATTGAATCCACAGTTTTCAGCTTGTAAAACTTGACCAAATACTACATTTGAAATTTTAGTCTTATACTTTACTCCTGGTAATGTACGGTAGTTGTCTACTACTTCCTCATTTAAATAAGCTCGGCTATAAAATGCCTCACTGTTTGCTTGTAATAATGCAGTCGCATCAATGTCCAAGTTGAATCTTAATTGTCTACTCATTTTTTTTGTTTTTTATTTAGTTATTATTGTTTAAAAATTTACTTACCATACTGAATTTATCATGCTGTGATAATTTAGTAGCTTCTACTTCCACTACTTCCTCACCCTCAGCAATCATCTCCTCAATACGATTTCTAAGATCAGCTATCATTGCTATTAAAGCATTAATTTGCTCATCAATTACAGGTTGTACTATAGCCAGGATAGCTTCAGCATCAGCAGCAGGATCAATAGCCATCTCTTCTGTGGCAGGTGTCTCCTCTATTACTTCCTCTTCTACTACTGTCTCTAGTGCAATCTCTTCTGTTATCTCCTCTTCAGCAGCAACAGGCACATCTCTTATCTCAGTAACTTCTCCATCAACAACGATGTAGATCTTACCCTCGATTAGATGCTCTCCATCAGGTAACTTCATATTATATTTATTTATTTGATTACTTAGTTTTAAGCCTAGAAATCCCTCTATTGAGAATCCTATCTGCTCATTCTTTACTAGCTCATTATAGTACTCTTTATCAGTTACCTGAGCTGTTACCATTAATGTGCCTTTAGGTACTTCAATACCATAGCTTGAGTAGGCTTTATCTTTCTTAGGATCTTCTACTATCCATGCCTCAAGTACATAAGCTGGCACTGTCTTATCAGTATCATGCTCTAGGTTAAATACATTCCTATTAGTAAGGTCTTGCATAAACTTAGAATGAATCTGCTCAATAGTCTCAGCTGTGAATTGTACATAATATTCATCATCCTCCTCATCATTCCTATATATCTCCATAGGTATCATGGCAGGAGCTACTACTCTATACTTTAGGTCATCTGAGAAAAACAATTTTTTGTGTTCATCAAATGCCATCCCTTTAGTAACAATAGCAGGAGTAGAGGTGAAAGCTATCTGCTCAATTCCTAACTCTTCACCATCTGAATACTCAGGGTCTATTGTAATTTTATAGATTGGTATATCTTTTGTCATAACTATATTATATTTTTTTTATATTTGTTCAAAAATTAAAACTATGATAGAATTATTCGGCAAAGAAATCCCATCTAAGATGGATGAATTAACACTAGAGCAGTTCCAAAAGATATCTGCTATTCATAACAGTGATGAGTATGATACTCTAGAGAAACATTGTAAAGTCTTTGAGTACTTAGGTATTACAGAGGATGAGATGGATGTAGATTTTGACCTGTTCTTAGCTAATGTTAAGGAGTTTAATAATAATAACTATGATAAGAAAGATCCTGTTGAAGAGATAGAGATAGATGGCTATACTTATAAGGCTGAGATGAAGCTCTCAGTGAAAGATAGTAGGATTGTTGAAAAGATTGTTAAGAAAGATAATAAAGAATATATATCAGATATCATGGCTCTTATGTTTAAACGAACTGACCTATCCAATACTGAACATTATGATCCTGCACATCTCAAGCACAAAGCTAAACTATTTAGCAAGCTCAAAGCAGATATCTCTATCCCTTACCTTACCTTTGTAACCTACAAAATAACTAACCATGCAGAATCTCAAGTTACCAAAGCAATGGAGTCAGATATCAGTGAGTCAGTTCCTGGAGATCAGGAGGCTGAGCAGTGAGGATGGAATGTTTAACTATCAGATAGATGTACTTTCTGCTTTAACTGATAGCGATATATCTAAATTTGAGGAGCTAGATATAGATGAGTTATCAGTATTGACTGAGCAGATTAAATGGTTGCAGTCAGAGCCATCTAAGAGGTATAAAAATAAGCTAGATAAGTATGTACTCAAGCCATTCAATAAGATTAGTCTAGGAGAATTTATAGACCTTGAGCATTACTTCTCTAATAACTACTTAGAACACTTCTGTCATATCTTAGCATTGCTGTACCGGAGAACATCTAAGAATGTTTATGGTGATGATATTAGTGAGCCATACAATTACAGCCCATCAGATAGATTAGATTGGTTTTTAGACTATAAGATTACTGATGTCTATGGATTGATACCTGAGTATATTAAATTC